AGATTATTTGTAAAATAATAACCTACTGCGTTTAAGAGTTATCGAATAACGTAACTTCCTTTATTTATATTTGCTAAAAAATATTGAACACCATACCTCATACTATCCATATGGTGATTCCATTTATCTATAGGTCTTTCATTTCTACTGTGCCAAACATAATTGTTAAGCTCCTTGATTAACTCTGTAGATTCAGGGTCAATCACTAAATCATAATCCTGTATCAAGGCTATCCCAGTTAGGATACTACCCTGCTTCTTTATTGTAGGTTTAATGTTACAATATATCTTGAGCTCCTGTATAAGTCTAGGCTCTGCACTATCACATATAATAAGTTCATCACCTGCATATCTCCTGTTAAGTTCACCTATCTCTTTTGTAGATAAACCTACCTTACAATATTGTGTCTTTAGATATATCTTCTTCCTATCCTTGTCTATAGACATTTTCAAAAGGACCGTAGGGTCTACTGAAAACCCGAAATCCTGACCATATATAGAGGGTAAATACTCATTAAAAGCACCAATATCCCATCTAGTGAATACTACACCCTCAGCTTTATCAAGCCAGCCACCTAATATCTGGTGGTTGTACTTGTCTGGTCTACGTCTACGAATCTCTTCTATCTGGAATAAGAAGGACTCTGATAGGTGGTCTAGGTTATCCTTAAAGGTAGTATGTATGTAAGTAATATTATCTTTCCAGCCATTCCATCCACTCTTAATTCCTTTAGCCGCAAAGAACCTTTGGTATATCCAGTGTTCTTTAGTGGTAGGGTTAAGTATTAATATAACCCTGTTCTGTTTAGATTTAGAACGTACAGACTGATCAATCTTATCGAAATCATCTTCATTAATAAGTTCCTCTGCTTCATCCAATACAAAGGTTGTAACTCCTTGTAAGGACTTTAGAGAGGCTGTCTGGTTACCTGCTGAGGTTTTGATACCCCTAAACATAATAGAGCTTCCTGTGGAGATATTTATAATCTCATCTTTAGTTATTCTAAAATGCTCACCAATACCATACAGTTCAATCTTCTCTATAAATTCAGGGATAATTGAATTAGCTGTAGAGGTCATAGTATATCGAGTAAACAATATCTTATGACCTTTCTCCATAGTAAGCAGTGCAAGGAAAGAGGTAACTCCAAAAGACTTACCACTACCTCGACCGCCAGTTGTTACAAAATATCTACTATCATTCCCTAGAGCTTGGTATTTGGGATTTAATTGAGGTGTTTTCATTCTTCAACTTTCTTATCTTATCAGGTAACCCTTTTCCGTCTGGATTGTATCTGTAACCTAATATAGGATTAATACCGTAATCCCACCAATTCTCTAGTAATTCATTATTCATCTGTAATATCTATTATATCATTATTGTTATCTTCTTGATTCCCTGCGAACAGGTTCTTTATGTTTATATTCACTTTAGACTTCTCACCACCTAACCTTGATTCATCAGGCTTACCATACTTATATTCAAACAACAGCTTCATATGAGGAAAGGAATCCTTAGCTTGCTCTGCTAGTGATGCCCAAGCCTCTTCCTCAGACCCGAATACTTTCTGCATAGCGTTCAAAGCATATATCCCTACTCGATTCTTCTTAGCCTCATTAACAGCACTAGGAGTAGCCATAACAGGTTTCTTACTTATCTTGTCACCTTTCTTCCTACCGTTGTTTCTTCTTCCATCTGTAGCCTTTACGAACTTTCTTTCTTTTGGTTTTCTACCCATTCCTTCCGTGTTTATTATATAGGTAACTGTACACTGACCAGATTGCATTAGACCATTCAATATCCTCATAAAGTTTACTGCCAACTTTCTTATCGCCACCAAACTCTACAACCAACCTAAACTTAACACCTAACTGTTGTTTGTATTTAAGTTCCTTAAACTCAACTGGTACAGGATATATCTTATAACCCCTGCTTATGCACCACTTGGCTGCCTCTTGATTAATAACTGAATAGTCTACTGGAATCTTCTTAGCCATAACTATACTAAATCAAGTTTACCAGACTTAGCTCTCTTGGGTTGAGTTCTATAAAATTTAGACTTCAATAGATTATACTTAACAAGTAGACTTTCTAAGCATTCAAAGGTTTGTAATGAATTGACATCATCAATCTCCTTTCCTTCAACCTTAGCAATAACCTCTTTTATGTTAATCTCTAAAGCCTTATACTTCTTTTCATAAAACCCTTCTACAGAAATGAAACCCTCAAGATCATCATTTTCAGATAGAAGTAACATCTCTTGAAACTTCTTATTAAGAATATCGTAGTTCTTTTTTACCTGAGGTTCAACAGACATTAAGTTACTCAGCTTTCTTTGAGAATACATTACACTTGAATGGTCTCTGTTAACAGCCTCACCTATAGCTTCAAAACTCATTTTAGTGTTCTCCCTTAATAACTTAAAGTACATATCTCTAGCATCAACGTAAGCCCTTTTTCTGGTGTCTTCTGTGATATCTAATTTGTAATAACCTTCTACTAAATCTTTTGCAATCTCTGTAATCATTTTAATTGTTTTTAATCGTTATTGTAAACATTCTCAAATTTGTATTTCTCTTGTACTTCTAATGCTATCATCTTTATCTCTTTATAAGTCTTATGCTCTGCTACTTTAACAGCTTCTCTTATACCTGCACAAGCCTCGTAAGCCTCTATCTGCTCGTAGATGTAGATATCTTCTTCTAACTGTCTTATGTCCACACCGTAAAGCAAATCTATTAAAGATAAATAAAAGTATAACATTTTCTCTTCCTCAAACTTACTAAAGGAATCCCCTAATTGTAAAGTCATTAACCTTGCTTCTTTTTTCTATAAAATATTCCTTGTAGGTATTTACAGCTTGCTTAACCTTATCACCACCTATATCTTTTGTATTCCTAGTGAGTTCGAATATTCCTATATCACCAGAGCCTTTCTCTATTACTACATAAGTAAATCTCTCAACTCCAAACAGCTCACAGTAAATCCATCCCTGCATATCATAATGCCAGCTATACTTAGCAGCTCTCTCCCATCCATCTAACTTAGCTGTAGTCTTTAAGTCTATCAAATGACCATCCTTCAAGTAGTCAGCTTTACCTCTAAAGGGAACTCCAAACAAGTTTCCAATAGCAGGGACTTCAGCAGACCCTCCTGTAAATAGTTCATTAGCATCACTGTTGAATCTAATAGAGTTACAAAGCTCGTTAGCCTTATTAAGTTCACTAACCAACATAATCTCTTTCCCTTTGTTAGTAGCTTCCACCTTAGCCTCCTTAAAGGTCTTAGTGTTTCTTCCACCTATATCAACAAAGTCATACTTATCATTAATCTTTTCCTCTTCAAGAACTACAGTGTGAATTAGTCTACCCTCTCTTAGAGCAGGTATATCACCATTAACTTGCTGAGTCTTATTGAAGTAACTCTTTGGGGATTTGTAAAGGTCCTTGGAAGAAGAGGATGATAATGCATACTTTCCTAAGTATCCATAATAAAAGGAGTCATCCTCCATCTTATCTAATATTTCAGATACATTCCACTCTTTATCGTCTAGTAGTTTAATTGTTTTCATACTGCTAATATAAACATTTTTTTAACAACTACTCCTTTTCCTCTACATTTTTTTCTTCTAATTTATCTAACCTAGTTAACGCCACTACTAATGCCTGCTGCACAAGTTTAAGGTCGTATTGCATTTTTACTAAAACTGACTCTTTCATATCTTTCCGTCTATAAAATATTTAATCACAAAAAACCACAGGATCACCCCTGCCATTATACCAATAGTATCTATTATATGAATTAACATCTATTGCTCTATTGCCTTAGTTAGATCCTTCTCATTCATATGAGCCTCTAGTATATATCCATCTAAAGGGTTGATTAAAGATATGGCTTTGTATATCTTCCTACTGGTATCTTTCACAGCTTTCTTTTCAGCCTTGGTTGAATCAATACCTAGATTAGTATAATTGTGAGCATCAATCTCCAGCAACTCGTCAACCTTCCTTTTAACAGACCAAGTTTTATATCCCTGTATCTTTCTAATTCTTTCTTCTATCTCCATTACTTTTGTTGTTTAAGTTTCTCAATATATAAAGTAGCATCCATCAACTCCTCCTGTAAATGATTAAGAAAGGAATAGAAGCCATCAGGGCTATCGTAAAGTGTAGTACCATACTTTATAACACCATCCCTAGAACGTGTCTTATACTTATCCAGAACACTCAATACTATAGGGTCTTTAGGTAAGTTGTTATAGGAGTAGCCTGTGCTGTCTGTGGACCACTGTCCATCTTCCATCATTTCTTTGTATTTCTTTACTGAATCACTCATAATATCTCTGCATCATTTACGTTTAAATAAGCAATCTCTTTGGGTATCTTATTGTTATTGGAAAACTGTGTTGTTTTACCAAAGTAACCAACTTGCCAGTTAGGTTCTACATTATATAGATTAAACCTAAAAACCCCACTAGGGGTTGAGTTAATATAAATAGGAATGTCTAAATTGTCTTTACACTTCTCTGTTAGTGCATCAAACTTTTTCTTCTCTATTAACAAGCCGTCAAAATGTTTACTTCTACACTTCAGCTCTATCCTGTGTAATGTTAAAGGACTGTAACAATCCCATCTACTCATTTGTTTTCTAGCCTTTACTAAATCGCTATAACAACAATTTACAAGATAATCAAACAGCTTCTGTTCATTCCACATATCCATTATAGATACTCTTTGTATAAACGCTCTAGTTTATTAAGTCTACCCATAACACAAGTGTTACAATTACTAGGACTATCAGCAGCATTCATAACTCTATTGTATATTGCATAAAGACCCTTAATCCTATCAGCATTAAGAGTTGCTCTCTTTCTCCAAAGTTCATCAGAGAAAAGTTCACTCAATACATCAAACTCATACTCAGTAAAGCAATTAGGTTTATTGTAAGGGAATAGGTGATTTAAAGTTTCCTTCCTATCATCACAGCCACAGTCCTCACCAGCTATAAATTTCACAGCCTTATCTATTCCTGTAGCTTTAGTTATCTTAGCTACTGTGTCTCCAACTCCTTCTGAGGCAGTCTCATACTTAGCAACCCACTCTTTATATTGCTTAGTTCTTTTATCCTTTGGCTTCTGTGGTATTTGTTCTTCACTCATAACTTATTGTTTAAATAATAATAATACATATTCTTAACCTCTTCTGAGGTCATTTTACTTACATCCTCGTGCATTACGTTGTACCAGTCTATAAAGTCTAATAATTCTACTTCACTCATAATATCTATATCTTATCAAAGTCTCCATTAAGATAGTCCTCAAAGTCCTCCCCTAATTTACTTTTAATTATCTCTTTGTAATTCTTGCAGCTATTGAATATAGAAGTGACTGATATCTTAGTCTCCTTGGCTAACTTTCTCATACTTATATCTGTATTGTAATACAGTCTAAATAGTTTCTTGTCATACCAGTGATCCCAAGATTCAATCTCCATATCTATCTTAGCTATAATGTATTCCTCTGCTTCCTGCTTCTCTTTATCAACCTCTTCATAAATAGCCCAATCAGGTGTCTCAAACTCGTAGTAATTAGTTATGTCCCTTTTTGGATATCTTGACCTCTCCTTGCAGTAGTCAGTCCATAAATTCTTTAGGGTTATGTAGACGTAAAATCTATTAACCTCAGTTTCATTATACATAATCTTCTCTGGATTCCCTACATACTTGTTTAATCTAAGATAGGTTTCGTGAACAAAATCCTCCACGATACTATCTGGAATGCCAATAGACAATCCCATAGATACCCAAGTGCTGTGATGTCTACTGAGAATCTCTAGCATTAAGCATAATGTGTATAAAGAATATCCCTAAACTTATTCGGAGTAAATCAAAAGTAATAACTCCGTGAACATCTTCCTGTTCAATATCTTCTAAATAATCAATTCCCAATAGGAATCCTTTTATTAATTCAAACTGTACATTCATATGACGTATCTTAATTTTTTTAATACTACCATAAATATATAAGCCCATAACGTACTTGTCATTAAGAAGCCTATAGAAACAAAAATCATTTTAACTGTTCTCATTCTTATTTAAGATTAATTCAATTACCCTATCACACTCCCTTTGGTTTTGTGGCTTGTATAAGGTATAAGCAGGAAACTGTTCTGTAATCAATCTTTTGAACAATTTCCATCTCATAGGAAAGGATTCGTTTGCCCTTCCTTTGGTCTCTATTATAAAGTCATCACCAATAAAATCTGGTGTGTACTTAATAGGTAATATTCTTTTAGAGCCTCTATTAATAAGCTCTCCTTTTCCATTAGCTTGTCTCTCATAAGATTCATTCTCAAAATGGAATCCATTAACAAGCACAAAGGTCTCCCCTTCATACTTTGCTTTGATCTTATGTTTCTTTAAAGCCATATACATATACTTCTCAAGTCCAGAGGCAAAGTTAATACCATCATAAGATATCTTCTTTGACTGTACTGGTCCTCTCTTTCTAGTTCTTCTTCTCAATTAATCTTGTTTTGATTCATCATAAGTCACTAATTTAATTAAAACTACGATTAAAACCAAAACAAAAAATCCATAAATTATCATATCTTCAAATATTTATCTTTATCTATAACATCAGGGATTGATTCCAATATAAAAGGTAATCCACTAGAGTCCACTTGAAAAGCGAAATCATCAAAGGAAAATCCCCTACTCCTTTTACATTTAGCTACAGCAACATTCTTGTCCTCAGTTAACTCTAAAGCTATTTGTGTTTCAGCCTTCTTCTCCAAGAAAGAACCTAAGTGTCCTGTAGGCTTATCGGAGTTCCAATTAGAATGGATAGCTGTTATTATATGAATGTTTAACTCTTGAGTCCACTTCATAAGATACTGAACGAGCTTGCTTGATTGTATCAAATCATTACTGTCTAACACTAAATCAGCAATACCGTCTATTATTACTAACCCAATATTATCAGTATTGTATAAGTGCCAGTCTATAAAGTCTAATCTTTCAGGTGCAGAATACTGACGTAAAGCGTAAGTATAATATCCATCAGTAGTACCACAGATATCATTAACCCTACGAAAAACCCTTTGAGCGTGGAATGTACTTTGCTCTGTATCGTAGTGTATCAACTTCTTATCTTTTCTGTAGCCTATCATATCACCTGTTCTTTCTGTTTTCCCTCCTATATAGCTTGCTGCTATAAGTGAAAGGAAGAACGTCTTTTTGGATTTCGGAGGAGCTTGTACAAAGCTGAAATTCCCATAACTAGCAATACCAGTGGGAGTAGGGGTATAACCACTATTGTTGCCATAAGAAATGGCAAGGGGCGGCTGCGATACATTTCCCAAAGGATCAACGTAGCTGCTTTCCAAGATTGCTTTATATTTCTGCTCATAATCTATCTTTAATTGGTTCATATTTGTCTTTGGTATTATTTACTATAATATCTTTTATTAGTAGCTTAGAAGCTCTTGAAACGCTTCCATAAGGCTTTATCTTATTGCTATTCTGTATATCTAAACCTAGTATATTATTTTCTAAGCTATTATAGTTACATTCTGAGGGAGTGTTTAATACTATAGCTAGTTTGTCTAGCAGTATATGTTTAAAGAACTCCCAACTAATTTCTTTAATATGGTCTTGGTTTAACTCAAACATATGGTCAATATACCAAGAAGCCAGTCTCTCTAAGTATAACGTCTTATCCTTGTAGTTACTATCAAGCATTTCACAGTGATTAATTAAATCATTAAAAGCCTGCTTCTCTCTCCAAGTTGCATTATTCTGTTTTGAGATATAATCTGACAATATTCTTATTTGACGTTCTATCATAATCGGAAAAATAAAAGAGGGTAACATCTCTGCTACCCCCTGTTAAATTAAAATGCTAAATCATCCAATCCTACTTCTTCAGCAGGAGCTGG